TCCCGTATATTTTTAAGTGGGTTGGGGTAGCTGATTTCGCCAAGCCGTTCCAGCTCATTGAAAAGAGCGCGAAGGAATGCATGTTCACAGTTAATGGTACCCGGTGAGACCTTTAACGATTTAACACTGGTTTTGTATCCGTTCTGTATGAGGCCCTGTAAACGCCGATCCCGATAATGTGCCCAATCCTTCGAAGTGATAGAGGCAGCAACGGGATTTCCCATGCCATTGCAAATAATATTGAGTTTGCCGAGTCGGCCTTTTCTGTCACTTAGCGAGCAACCGTGCAGTTTGTACCATAGCTCGATAAGTTCGCTAAGCTTGCGGTTATCCTCTTTCTCAGCCAGCCAGGGTTTAGCCTTCATTTCGTCCTGAGTGTATTGCTCAAAGGCCATGGCTTCGGCACGGGTTCTGAACTGTCGTCTCACTCGTTTACCATCCCTTCCATTGAGATAGCACTCGCAGAGCCACTTGCCTGTATTTAATTTCCTTATTGCCACGCAGTCCCCCTTGATAAAAGGGGATTAAAATACTGTATATAAAAACAGTATTCAATGTTTGATTATGGATTTTCAAACATGAAAAAGCCCGCTAAGCGGGCTAAATTAATGCAGAAGGGAAGCTTGCTGTTGGCTTGTGTAGAGTGGCACCTTATTGATTTGCCCAGGCGAGACAATCATTCCAGTCACGGTCTCGTGCGTTTTGAATGTGCAGCTGCAATTAATATTCTGGCACTGGTGATAACGTTCTTTTTTTCTTTTGAAACATAGCGGCTGCTTTTTGCGTGGGCTGCTGTCTGGCATAAAGGGCAGTGCATCATCATCAATATCCTCAAAAAGGGCAGGGGAGAGCTACTTAGTTTGAATATGCAAATCGTGTTTTGCAAATTACACCCGAATTAAGCAGTTTCCGTTTCACCCTCTGTTTCTGACTGATATTCAATATCTGAAAGCAGCACTTCAAACTCAAGCGTGGTTGTATACCCGCTGCCGCTCAGGCTATGCGTCACCTTACTGATAATCCACGGCTGCGCATCGATCACCGACTTAAAGCCGCTCACCCTGACCGGCGTCTCCGGGTACAGGTCGGCGCGCCCCATCGCCAGGGTGATCGAAAACTCAGCGACGCCGCGCTGCAGCTTATCCCACTTTGCTTTAGCTGCCCGCATCGCTGCCGCTTTCGTCGCATACACGGTCGTAAGCGTGAATATGTTGTCTTCCGTGCCTGCCAGATAATCACCCTCTCTGGCCTCCGGGGTTTTAACCGTAGTCGCCTTTTTCTTTTTAGCCGCCGGGTGCTCCAGCGCGCGCAGGTGCTTTTCTTTCGGCTTGCGCTTTACCTTAACTTTCTTAGGCTTGGGGTCTTTGGTATGCAGCCAGCTCGCCGATACGCCGGTATATGCGCCACGGTCAGCAATGCTGAAGCTGTGCCGGTCGCCGTCCTGCCGAGTGATCGTCATCTGTGGGATTGGCTTTCCGCTGGCGGTGACGCCGTTACCGGGCTTTATAAACAGAAGTCGCCCGGCCTTCACTGCCGCAACCGCGCCGTACAGCGTGGTGAGTCGCGTCAGGAATTTAGCATCTGTCTCCTGCGTCTGGTCAATGTGCGCCACGGCAATTCCGGCGAATCCATCGGCCAGCATTGGCTTTAAATTATTGCGCCCGGCTATCTGCGTGACGACTTCCCCCAAGGTTGTGTCGTGATAAGACACCTCCCGGCGGGAATTGAGCGAGCCACGGAAATCAGCGCTGCGGGCGCGAATGGTCATGGTGTCCGGCGCGCCGTGGTGCTCAACCTCATCAACGGTGAAATTACCTTTGCCGAAAAGCGTCTGCCCCTTCCAGCCGAGAAACAGCGTTATCACTGCGCCGCGCACCGGCATTGCCAGCTGGCCGTCGGCGTCGTCCAGCTCAATATCCAGCAGGTCAGCTTCAAAGCCGCGATTATCGGTCAGCGTCATCGAGATAAGGCGATCCCGGATGTTGGTTGTGACGTCCTTAGAGTTAACCTTCAGCATGAAATCCGGCGTCAGTTGCGCCCCGGCCTGCACCGGCAGGCTGCTTATCCCGATCATCCCAGCAGCCCCCCTGCAGTTGAAATCAGGCTACCGGCCGCCGACTTCACGCCGTTAATTGCTGACGTGAGCTGCCCTGGCAGGCTGGCGGAGCCGCTGATAAGCCCGTCAGCCTGTTTCTTCAGATCGCCGAACATCGAGGTGAGCGACTCATCAACGCGCTTCAGGCTCAGGGTAAACATGATTTTACTTGACGTTCCGTTGGTGTAATACTCGCTGAAGGTGTTAGAAATACTCTCGATCACGTACATGCCGTAAATCATTCCGCTGCCGCCAATCAGCGGCCACGCCATCCCCTCATCGGCCATCAGGCGGACGGTCATCAGCGACACCGAGCCGCCCGTGATTTCCGGGCGAAGCTCACCGGAAAGCGTGATTTTTTCATCGCCCGGCCCGATAAACTGCGCCGACGGACGCTGCCCGAACCGGCTGTTAGTGGGCCAGCGGTAATCGATATTCTGCTGCATATCCCCGTAAGGCAGGGTCTGCCGCATAAACGGCATCATGCCGTAAATCATCATCATCGGTTAATCCTTCCAGCCCATTTTGCTGCGGTTCTGTGCCTGCCGGTTGCGCTGCTCTTTAGCCTGGTGCTGCGCCATCAGCGCCATTGCGTCGTCTTTGGTCATGCCTTCGTGCATGTTGATTTCATACTGATAGGTATTCTGGCTGCGGTCGGTGAATCCGCCCCCGGCTGACGGTGAGGAAACCGGGCGGTAAGGCGCGCCCCCGTAGGCGATGTTGTATTGCAGCCCGCCGGTATCTGCGCCCGCGCCGCCGGTCGCTACCGGGTCAGGCGACGGCACTTTGTCTTTCAGGCCATCGGATTTCGTGTCGATAATGCCGAGCTTATCCAGCACCCAGTTAATGCCGCCCATAAGCTGATCGAGCGCGTGACTTGGAATTTTCAGCGCTTCAGCTAGCATGTTGCCGAACTTCTTACCCATATCTCCGGCGGCTGCAAGTTCGGTCTGCGTGGATTTAACCGGCTCCAGCAGTTTGCCGAACCAGTCCCAAAGCTCTTTAACCTTGCCACCTACCCACTCAAACACCGGCTTTAGCGAACCAAAGGAATCACTGATCGGCCCCATCGCAGCGGTAAAGCCTTCCGCCATGCCTGCAATAAAGGCGCTGATGGGTTCCCAGTATTTGCGCACCAGTAACGCACCGGCCACGATTACCGCCGCAACGGCCACAACCGGCAGCGTGATAGCGCCGAGCGCGGCCGTGATAGCTCCGCCCGCGATGCTGAATGCCGTACCGAGGAAGCCCGCCCCGGCAATCAGGGTATTTACGCCCGCAATTACCGGCCACGCTACCAGCCCGATAGCACCCAGCGCGCCAACAAAAATCAGTCCCGCCATTGCCGCCTTTGCAAGGCCCGCGGACAAAGCCGGGTTTGCCTGTACCCATTTATCTATGTTGAGCAGAAATTTCGTTGTGTCCTGGGTAAGTGTGCGCAGGCTGCTGTCCATCTGGTCATAAATATCTGTGCCCAGCGCCTCATAGCCTGACTGCATTTCCTTGAAGTCGCCCCCGAGATTGTCCTGCTGCACTTTTACCAGCTTTTCTGTGCTGCCATCAGAGTTCTGGAAATTCTTAGTCAACCTGTCCAGCTCACCGCTGGATGCAGATTTCATCAGCGTCACTGCTGAAGACGCGGCCTCCTCCCCGAATATTGTTTTCAGGTATTCGGCCTGCTGCGCATCACCGAGTTTGTTTTTTTCAAATGATTTTTGCATCTCCTTCAGGATGGTGAAAAACGGGCGCATGTTGCCTTTTTTGTCAGCCGTGTTAACGCCCAGCTCTTTTATGGCCTTGAAGGCTTCGCCAGTAGGTGCCTGCACGCGCAGCAACATTGCACGAATGCCAGTACCGGCCATGCTGCCGGTCGTCCCATTATTTGCCAGCGCGCCAATCATCGCCGCTGTTTGCTCTGCACTGACTTTGGCATTTTTAGCGACTGAAGCGACATAGGGCATGGCATCGCTCAGATCCTGAAACTTTGTAGCTGTTCCATTAAGCGTTGCGGAAATCACGTCGCCCAGATGAGCGACTTCGCTATTAGCCAGGCCAAAAGCGTTTTTAGTGCTCATCAGAAGCTCTGCACTGTCTTCCATTGTCTGGTTGTTAGCGAGTGACATATTCAGCGTAACCGGCGTTGCCGCCTTGATGTCATCAACGCTGCCACCTGCTTTCGCTATAACGATCTGCGCCTGCGCGGCATCGTTCGCTGAGGCTGCGGTGTTGTCGCCGATGCTTCGTGCCTGGGTTCTCAGAGACTGAAATTCAGGCGACTTTTTATCGAGGCCAAGAGTTGCCTGAAGTGTGGAGTTCGCCAGGGCGAAATCATAGCCAGGACGCAGCACAGATGAAGCGGCCACAGCTCCGACCGTTGCTGCGCCGACACCGGCTGCGCCGCCGTTGCGAACTTTAGCTGACAGCTCCTGCCCTTTACGGTAGCGCTCGCTTGTCTGGTTCAGCCGCTCCTGCTGCGCATTCAGCCGCTGCAGCTCCATTTTCTGACGGCTCAGGCTGACGGTTGCCTGCGCCGAGGCAGATTTCAGGCGCTGCTGCTCGCTGCTCAGGCTTTTAGTGGAAATCCCCGCCGCGTTAAGCGCCTCGCGCTGCTGCTGCACCGAAAGGCGCAGGCTGTTGGTTTTGGTCTGTAGCTCAGCCGCCGCCTGCCGGGCCTTTTCAAGTGCGCGGGCCTGCTGCGTGGTGGGGCGCTCCGTGTTTTTAAACTGCACTGCCAGCGCTGCCACCTCCTGCTTCGCGTCCTTCAGGCTCTGCTGCGTGACGGCCAGCTGCGCGCTGGCCTTGCGGAAGCCGTCAATTTTTCTGGCCTGCGCATCCAGCTCCTTAATGGTTGATTGTGTCTGGCGCATGTCAGACGACAGATTTTTAGCGGCGGTCTGCACGGCTTTGAAGGAGCGCGAGGCTTTGTCTACCGCGTTCAGCAGTACCTGCACCTTGAGATTATTGCTCATCCGGGGTTGCTCCGCTGCGGATAAAGGCTTTATGCCGCCAGTCGATCAGCTCGGCCAGCGGCATGTCGTACATCTCGGAGGGTTGCCAGTGGAATATCGTGGCAATGTCGGCCATCAGGTCGTTAACCGTCA